CAGAGTTTTGTTTCTCGCCGGTAGGATCGAATCCTATGGCTCTTGACTTAACTACGTCTACAGGAGGGATTAAGGCTGGGTACATCCTTGAACTGTACTGAATAATCGCTTCAGTGATAACAGGCATCATTACATTCGATGCTTTTGGCCAGGGGAATGTCTTTTCTTTAGCATTTTGAAGGGCCAGATCCATGGCCTTCTTCATCTTCTCTTCCCACGGAGCGCGGTCGATACGATCTCTCTTATATCCTTCTACAACCTGAGAGCCAATCGCATTTAACTGTTTCTCGTCGAGAAGTTCAGCGATATTGTCGCTGTTTATGAATTCAAGTAGATCGCTTAACATTAGATCTTACTAAACTCTCGCATGGCATCTTGCTCTTTTTTCTGATTATAAGAGCAGAAATGGAAGTTAAAATTAACACCCCAGTAGTAGCCGAATCTCAACTTATGCGTTGCTGGTAGAGGTATCTGTAAATATATAGCATGCCCGTTAAGCGTCCTCATATAATTAATTCCATCTTGAATAATTTCGCCTTCTTCAATTCTGTTGTATATTTTTAACATATTCATCTAGTACCCCGTAGTAGCGTTTTGATTGTTATCTTCTTCGTAATCGTCATAATCTAAATCAGAAACCTCTTCCTCTGTGACTGCGTGCCTTAGAGACTGTATAGCTATGCGAGTAGCTGCCATTAAATCATCTTCTCTATCAACAATCTTTCCATCCTTTAAATGATATTGGCGATATTCGTCAAACCATTCAGGCAAATTACTATACACTTTTATCCTTCGGTCTTTAACCCGATTGGACATTGAGATAATACCAGGTTCGATTCTGATTCCACCAGAACCCTCTTTTTCGCCCTCCTTGGGAGGATTGGTGAAATGAGTGTGGAACATATTAACCTCATACCTTTCATACTCCTTGGCGACCGTAGAGCCGCCAGGAACCTCTTTATTTCCGTCATGAGGGAACATAACTGGAATCCATGAAGGTCTAGAGATCATTCTTGCAGCAACATCGGCAATTTCAGCCGAATATAGCCTAAAACAATCATAGACGTAAGCTGTGTCGTTATCCTTGTCGTAAGCTATGTAAACTACTGCAGAAGGATGCGCTTTTTTAGAAATTCCACCAAAATCGACCGCTGCAACCCTTGGCCAGCTCTCTGGAATACCCTCTCCTAGCGGGGAGCATTTAATCGTTTCTTCATCGTATTCAAACACAAGACCACTACCTAATACCGGCTCCCCCTTCATCCTCATTTTCATCTGGTAGGCAGGAAAGTCTTTTTCAGACTGCTCAAGAGTCTTTCTTGTGATATGACCTGATCTTCCGTTAATGGTTTTTATCGGGGTAAATTCAATAGTCTCGCCATCTATTTCATAGGAGAACTCTTCACCTGCGGCGTCCTTCCACTCGGCAGTGTGCATTGACCATTCTTTCTCGACTTTGCTTACAACCTCGGTAACACCGTTTTCAGGTGTCCAAGTCAGTCTGATTTGTCCTAAGGATGCAATACAGCCGCGTCCTGCCTGGCCAAGAATGTCCATAGGCGGCTCTTCGTCAAGATGGTAGATATCAATGGTATCGCCCATCCATGCCATCTTCCCCGATTCATACGAAGCAAATGTAAGTGTAGAAAAACCATCATGAACGCCGTTCGTATAATGCTTTATCTTGGCATGGATATAAGCATCTGTAACACCTCTCTTTAAAGAGAGCTTTTTAGAACTTAAACAGTCTTTGGGAATCCAGCCAGTGCCTAGAGATGTTTCCTTTTCTACCGGATCGCCAAGAAGGGCTTTTTGAAGTAAATCCCTGGTTTTGTCATTGTTTATACCACCGCAAACCAAAGTAACCGGACGGTCATATCTTATTCCTTCGTACCAGTCCGGGTATTTTCCTGTTAGATCAAAAGCATCCTGAGCGCAGCCTGAAATTGTTTTTCCAATTTGATTTCCTGCCCGCAAAGCTCTTCTGTCTTCAGAATCATTGTGAAATTCAACCTGGAATGGGTAAGGGTCGTAATACTCTAATTTATTGTATTTTATGTATTCTTGCTTCTTTCTGAGAAGTTCAAGCTTGCGGATTCTAGGATCGGTCACAATCTGCAAGAATTTCAGAAGATTCCTTTAAAAGCGATTCATACCGCTCCTTACCTAGAACTTTAACCGCCTTATCAGGAAAGCAGGTAGCTACATCACGTAATAGCTCATGTTGCCTTTGCTCAATAGCTGCAGACATCCCATCCTGCTTGGTCTTTTTCCTGGACTGGATCTTCTTCTTAGCCATTCCTAAAGCACCAGTGCCTAGTGGTATGTCTTTTGGTTTCATAGTCTTTACCTTTTCAGATGATACTTTAGCTAAAATCGAACTGGTGAATATACCTATCATTTTAGATACTTCAGCTATCCTCAATTAATTTAAAAATCTCACCTTCAACAGCCTTGTTGATATTAGCCATACTCTGTGGCCTGAAAACTGGGACATCCTGATAAGTCACTTTTGCCAGCTCGATCAAGATATCTTCAATCTTGCGTTCAACCTGCCTCCATTCGTCCAATTGACTGTCAGCCGTTATCTTTGCTTTGTCTTCAAGCTCTTTTATTGCTTTCTCAGGATCAAACATTAAGTAACCTCACACATAATTCCAGATATCTCATAGCTAACTGAGGAGGATCGCCCCTGACCCAGTTCCCTACGGTCTTGTCAGTGACTCCGGCCAGTTGAGCAAAATAGGACTGGGTCCAGCCTAGCTTTTTAAGAAGAACCTCCATTCAACTCAACCTTTTGTAAGCATACTTGCAGTAAGGTGGTAAGTAACCCCTTGCCTTGGCTATATCACCCTTTGTTAAAGTGCCATCCAAATACTTACCAATAACTTCATCAAAATGCTCAGAAAGCTTGCGTAAAGCAAGTTCCAGTACTCTATCGTTAAGATGTTTTGACGCGCAATCATAACCCTCTTTGTAACCTGAATGACTCTTTCCACAATGCCTGCAACTAAACATTTCTAACCCTCTAATTCGTCTGTTTTCCGTATATTACTATACCCAGCGGACAAAAGGTTAACCTGGCATGGTAGTCCACGTCAAGAGATAGTGCTAAATAAGGGCTATATTAGTGAATGGTTATGGATGATATCTTCCCCAAAATGCTATTTAATCTTTTTCCATCCATTTGCAGGTATATCAAACCCTAAAGCATTCCTCATAATTTCCCTAACCTCCATTACTCCATAATTATATGCGTTATCTTCAACCTGACGAATCAACGATAATATCCGCTCCTCAGCCGTACTCCCTTGATATCCTTGAACTTTCTCAAACTCATCAGACAACCTTTCCTGTATAACTTCCAATAACCGCTCGTCTTCTACTCTCGATGTGAACATAAGCTATCTCTTATAAAGCCTATTATCTGAAAAATGTAGGAGATACATATCTACGTCAACCACCACATCCCCAAGGTTTCCCCCCGTACCCCCTTCCTGTTACTCCTTATATATAGTGTGTATCTATGCTGATACTGAGCTATAGTCTTGTCCGGGAGGCTCTGTAAGGCCCGTATAGCAACGATCTATGCTAATGAGTACCAATGGTAGGGTCTAGGTTGATAGCCTGTTACAGATGCCTGCAACGATATTAGATGCCAAAGAATCGATGTAAAATTACCCGACAATCAATAACTGTATATCCACGTGATATCTGACAGTCACCAGTGCAAGTCATTGATATGTCGTTATAGTAATGGTTACTGATTAACCACATGTTGAAATATCCTGTGTGATTTGTGCAATAACAGATGACAATCCCTGCATAACCATGTGACATCTAATGGCCTGGCGTAGTCTCCATGGTGCATCTGGCTGTCCTTGCTCCCACAATGCTCACAATCTGCCTTCCTAAGCCTGCCCCTACGCTTGTATACGTTGGCATAAGCCCTGCAGTTAGCCCTAGCCTTCTGGTCGGCTGAAAGCTCGCTATGGCGCGGCCTAGTGGCTCTCATGTGTGCTGCGTGACATGACTTGCAATAACGCTGATCCTGTCTGGCGTTGGCTAGTTTACAGCTGGAACATAAGTGTGAGTGAGTGGAGAACATATCTATTTCTTGTGCTGTTGATCCTGGTATCTGACCGTATCTAGCTATTTAATCTTGCTTGATGAATAGATCATAAAAGCCACGGCTATAATGGATAAGGTTAATATGATTATAAATGAATACATATCTATTTACATCATCTAGCTTGGATTAACGCCCTTACTTATCGAGCACAAAGTAATCACTTACTCTATCTGGATACAGTGATCTATCTACACTGCCTGAGTAAGTCTTATCACATCCTTTGATACTATGCTTATTGCTACCGCAGTATGTGCAATACAACTGCTCTCTGTTTGCGCTACCTTGCCAGGTATTTGGGCAATTAAGCTTAGTATGTG